TTGAGCCGCTGAAACGCGGCGACATGAGCGGTAGCAGCTTCGCCATGCGTGTCGCCCCTGGCGGTGACACCTGGCACGAAGAAGACGGCGTGGTGGTGCGGACGATCTACAAGATCGCCGAACTGCGCGACGTGGGCCCGGTGTCATTCCCGGCCTATCCCGATTCAAGCGCTGCACAGCGCTCCCTGGACGCCTGGAAACAGGCGAAAAACGAAGGCCTTGAGGGTCGCGCTCAGTTTGAGCGTGACGCCCGAGAGCGCCTGCTTGATTTGAACGACCTTTAAGCCCTTGGGGGATTTATGACACTGCAACAACTGAAAGAACTGTACGCCCAAAAATCCGCCGAAATGCGCAGCCTGCACGAAAGTACCGGGGATGAGGCTTGGAATGGCGAGGTCCGTGCCAAGTGGGAGGCCATGAAGGTCGACCTGAAAGCCTTGAAAGAGAAGATCGAGCGCGAGGAAGAATTGCGCGAAAATGATCAGTCTTTTATCGAAGAGCGCGCCCGCAATGCCAACCAAGGCACCCAGCATCAGCAGCAGCTGACGGGTGAACAGACTGAACTGCGCAGCGCCTTCGATGCGTTCTTGCGCGGTGGCGCTGAGCATCTGACTGCAGAACAACGCTCGGCAGTATTGGCCCTGCGCGCCCAAGGCGTACAAGGCCCCGAAGCCGGCGGCTATACGGTGCCTACCACGCTGCAGGCGAAAGTGATCGAGGCCCTGAGCACCTACGGCGGTATCGCGTCCGTATGTCAGTTGCTCAACACCGACAACGGCGCGCCCATTGCCTGGGCGGTGAGCAATGGCGGCGAAGAAGAAGGCGAGCTGATCGGCGAGAACAAGCAGGCCAGCGAAAAGGATGTTGAATTTGGTATGGGCACGCTGGGCTCCCACACCATCAGCTCGAAAATCATCCGCGTCTCCGAACAGCTGCTGCAGGATTCCGGTATCGACATGGAAGCGTTCCTGGCCGGCCGTATCAGCAAGCGCTGTGGCCGTACCCGTAACCGCCTGATCGTCCAGGGCACGGGCGCAGCAGAGACGGCAGACGCGCCGGCCCAGCCTAAAGGCCTGGAGGCGGCCGTAAGCGTAGGTAACGTGACTGCCAGTGCAGCCAAGTTCACCTGGCAGGAAGTCAACGGCCTGATTCACTCGGTCGATCCGGCCTATCGTGCGGCCCCTAAATTCCGCCTGGCCTTCAACGACAAGACCTGTCAGGCCATGGAAGAAATGGTAGACGGCAATAACCGTCCTCTGTGGCTGCCGGGCATCGACAGCGACCGCCCGGCGACCATCCTGAAACAGCAATACGTGATTGATCAGGCGATTGCCGATATCGCCGCTGGTAAGAAATTCATGTATGCCGGCGACTTCAACGAGTTGATCTTGCGTGCCGTGCGCAGCCTGACCCTGAAACGCCTGGTCGAGCGTTACGCTGAGTTCGGCCAGGTCGGCTTCCTGGCCTTCCTGCGCTTTGGCATCGTCCTGCAGGACACTGCAGCAATCAAAGCGCTGCAGGGCAAAGGCGCTGCAGCCTAAGCCTGGAGCGGGGCCGTGCAAGCGGCCCCTGTGCGCGCATGTTGACGCTTGAGCAAATTAAGCAGCATTGCCGGCTTGAGCTGGACGACACCGAGGAAGACGAGCTGCTGCAGGGTTACGGCCGTGCAGCGCGCCGAATGGTCGAGACTCGCACCGGTCGCAAGCTGGTGCGGGTCGAGTTGCCCGCTGATGCGCCGCCGGATGCTGCCGGCGATTACGACTACCTGCGCGGCCTGTTGCCGGCAACGGCGCCGGGCAATGCGTTACCCGTAACGGATGACGTGACCCTGGCCATGAAAATGCTGGTCGCGCACTGGTACCGCAATCGCGAAGCCGTCACCGAAGCCACGGCAACGGGTTCACGCGCGTTGCCGCTGGCCTTTGAGGCGTTGGTAGGCCCTTACAACTGGATATCGCTATGAAGCACCCAGCCGCTGGCGAGCGGGATAAACGCATTGAAATCCGGGTGCGCAATGACAAGCCCTTGAATGACGCCGATCTGGTGTCGGGTTACATCAGCGTCGGCCACCGCTGGGCGCTGCTGGAACCGCTGGGCACGCTGTTGGTGCATAGCGGTATTCAGGTCAACAAGAAGATCACCCACCGCCTGACCTTCAAGCGCCTGCCGGGGATTGATGACCGGCATGAGGTTGTCCAGGGCAAGCGGTTGTTTCGGGTGGTGGGTGTGGGTGACGTGAACGAATCGGGCATTGATACGGTGCTTGAGGTCGAGGAAATCACCGGCAACCCAGCCAGCGCGTCGTCCATGCCAAAGCGAGATATCTACGATGAGTAACAGCGTCGAGGTTAATGGCTACCTGCATATCGAGGGTTTCGAGAAGTTCGACCGCGAAGCCTTCGACAAGCGGAAAGTACGCGCCGGGATGCGCAAAGCTGGCCGCCTGGTAACGGGTAGAGCGCAGATGAACCTGGCCCTGGCCCGGGGCGCGGCGGGTTATCCGCACGTGCGTACGGGACGCCTGCGGAATTCGGTCACGTTCAAGGTTTCGCGCTCCGGGTTCATGGTGAAGGTAGCCCCAAAAAAGACCAGTGACATGCAGGCGTTTTACCCGGCCTACCTGCACTACGGGGTCAAGCAAGGCAGCCGCGTCAAGGGCCAGGCCGGTGGTCGTCGCGCACGCGGTGGCCGGGCGGATCTGGTGGCGGCCCGCCGTGCTGGAGGTTGGCGGATTGATCCGCGCGACAACTACATGGCCGACGCACTGCAGGATTCTGCAGCAGACGTGCAGAAGATCCTGGGCGCCGCTTTCGCGGACGGCCTTCGGTAAACGCAACCCTTTCACAAGCCCCGTACCCCGGGGCTTTTTTATGCCTGGAGTTCAACGGTGAAGCTGATCCCGATCATCAAGCACCTGCGCAATACCTGTCCGACATTCGCGCGTCGTGTGTACGGGGGCCTTGATTGGGACCCGGTCGCAAAGAGCGTTAAGACCGACATGCCGGCCGCCTATGTGATCTGCATCGGCGACTCTGCAGACCCTTCGGATGTGTCGGGAATGATCCGGCAGAAAGTGCGCGATGCAATCGACGTGAACGTTGAGGTGTGGTGTGAGGACGAGCGCGGCCAGGGCGCCGCTGACCTGATTCACGACTTGCGCGCCGAACTTTGGCGCGCCTTGGTGGGATTCAAGCCAGGTGGAGACGGCGACCCGCTGCAGTACGACGACAGCGAACTGTTGCTGATCGACCGCTCAAAGGCCGTCTACCGCTTTCGCTTCTTCACCGAATTCATGATCGGCCGCACAGAGGTGAGGCCAGGCCAGTCGCTGGGCCCGCCAGAAACCTGGCAAGAGGTCGAGCAGGACGGCCTTGTCTCGTTCGATGGCGTGAACATCGATGTCGATTTTATCGACCCCATTTTTGACAAAAACCTTTCCCCTGCCGGCCCTGACGGCCGGATCGAAATCAAAGCCCGCGAGGATCTGCAACCGTGACGCAAATCTACCTGAAACCAGTGGCCGGCCGGGATAGCCCCGACCCGGCCAAGGGCGGCGCCCTGCTGCCTGAAAAGGGCGACAGCGTGCCCATGAACGCTTACTGGCAGCGCCGTATCAATGACGGCGACGTGGTTAAGGCTGAGCCAGAAAAGGCGCCGAAGGCGACCACGAAGGCCGTCAAGCCAGCCGACAACGGGAGTGCTGAGGCATGAGCGTAAGTTTTAATCAAATCCCCGGCGATATCCGGGTGCCTCTGTTTTATGCCGAGGTCGATAACTCCCAAGCCAACACCGCCCAGGAAAGCCTGCGCCGGCTGATCATCGCCCAGGTGAACGATGATGCAGACAGCGAAGACATCGGCCGCCTGGTACTGGTATCGCGCACCACCCAAGCCACGCTGATTGGCGGGCAGGGCTCGATGCTGGCCGCGATGCATAAGCGTCTGCGCTCTATCGACGTGATGGGCGAGGTTTGGTGTCTGCCGCTGAAAGTCGAAACCGGCAACGCGGCGAAAGCCACCGTTACCGTAACGGGGGCCGCGACGGAATCCGGCTTGCTCTATCTGTACGTGGGCGGTAAGCGGGTGCGCTCGATTGTCACCGCCCAGGCCAGCGCTGCGTCGGTTGCGGCGGCGCTCGCCAAGGCGATCAACGATGACATCGATTTGCCCGTCACGGCTGCTGCAGTCGAGGCAGTGGTTACGCTGACCTGCAAGTTCAAGGGTGAGCTGGGCAATGACATCATTGTCTTGATGAACCGCCTGGGCCGCGCAAATGGTGAATACACCCCGGCCGGCCTGACAGTAACGGCCACCGCGATGACCGGCGGCGCAGGTACGCCGGAAATGTCGGTGGCCCTGGCCGCCCTGGGCGATGAGCCTTTCGAGTTCATTGCACAGCCCTGGACGGACCCCACCACGCTCGATGCGTGGAAGTCGACCATGGATGAGAGTTCAGGCCGCTGGTCGTGGTCCAAGCAGCTCTATGGGCACGTGTACACCGCGAAGCGCGGCACGCTGGGCCAGCTGGTGGCCGCAGGGCGCGTGCGCAACGATCCGCATATCAGCATTGGCGGCTTTGAGAAAAGCTTGCCGCAGCCGGTGTGGGAGGTCGCCGCGCAGTTCATGGCCCGTACGGCTGTGTTTATCAGTGCTGACCCTGCACGGCCCACGCAAAGCGGCGAGCTGGGCGCAATTCAGCCGGCGGCCGCGAGTGATCGCTTCCTGATTGATGAGTCGCAATCGCTGCTGACAAACGGGATTGCTACGTTCAGCTCAACCGGCGGTTCGGTGCGGATTCAGCGCGCCATTACGACTTACCAGCGTAACGCTTACGGCCAGGCTGATGACTCGTATCTGGATAGCGAGCCGCTGCACCAGTCGGCGCATGTGATCCGCTTTCTGCGCACGCGCATTACCAGCAAGTACGGCCGGCACAAGCTTGCCAATGACGGCACGGACTTTGGCCCAGGCCAGGCCATTGTCACGCCGAACGTGATCCGGGGCGAGTTGATTGCCGCCTATGGCGAGCTGGAGCGTGCCGGTCTGGTGGAGAACGCCGAAATGTTCAAGGCCAACCTGATCGTGGAGCGTGACCCGAGCAACCCGAACCGCCTGAACATCCTGTTCCCGCCGGATCTGGTGAATCAGTTGCGCGTGTTTGCGCTGCTGTATCAGTTCCGTTCGCAGTACCCCGAAGCGGCGTAAGCCGACACATGAACACCCAGCCCGCCACGCGCGGGCTTTTTTATGGGAGGCCTTATGGGCCAAGCAGTCGCAGGCACTTGTTACATCAAAGTCGACGGTAGCCAGCTGGTGGTCACGGGTGGCGTAGAGGCCCCCGTCTCCAAGGTTAAGCGCGAGTCGATCCGTCCGGGCTATTTCAAGGAAGAGGACGTAACCCCTTTCGTAAAGGTCGACGCGGTGAAAACGCCGGGCCTGGACCTGGCGAAGATCACCACCAACACCAACATGACCGTGACCGCCGAATTCAAGGATGGCGGCGTGTACGTGTTGAGCGGCGCGTACCTGGTGGATGACGCCACGGTCAACGGCGACGACGGAAAACTCACCCTCAAATTCGAAGGCATCAACGGAGATTGGCAGTAATGACCAACACGACCATTCACAAACTGAAAGTACCTATCACCGCTCACGGTGAGCAGCTGACAGAGCTGGAAATCCGCCGTCCGACCACCAAGGAAGTGCGGGCCATCAAGGCGCTGCCGTACACCCTGAGCGAGAACAGCATGCCAGTGGTGGAGCCTGACGTGGTGTGCAAGTACATCGCGGTTTGCGCCGCGATCCCGCAAAGCTCTGTTGAGCAGCTGGACCTGGCCGACCTGAATGAACTGTCTTGGGTGCTGATCAATTTTTTCATCAATCCGGCGTCGACTCCGCAGACCGACTGATTAGCCTGGTCTATGACCTGGCGTATTTCTGGAAGGTCGACCCGGACAACATGATGGGCCGGCCAATGGATGCGCTGCTAGAAAGCTTTGAGCAAGCGCACCGGATCTTGAATGAGCAGCAGGTGGGTTAATGGCCGATAAGTTCCAGCTAAAGGCGCTGATTACCGGCGTCGACAAGCTGTCGCCGATGCTGGGCACCATCCGTAAAAACGCCATGGGACTGCGCAAGCAGTTGAACAGCACCGGCCTCGGCAAAATCACGTTCATGGAAGCCCTGCAGGGCGGCGCTATCGCAGCGCCGTTCGTGATGGGGGTCAAGGCCGCGATTGGCTTTGAAAGCGCCATGGCGGACGTTAAGAAGGTGGTTAACTTCGATACGCCGCAGCAGTTTAAGGACATGAGCCAAGACGTTCGGAACCTGTCCAAAGAGCTGCCAATGTCGGCCGAAGGGATTGCGGCCATCGTGGCGGCAGGTGGTCAATCTGGCATTGCCCGGGAAGAGCTTAATGCGTTCGCCCAGGACGCGGTAAAGATGGGCATTG